TCGCAGAGCAGGAAGCGGACGCACTTCCCGCAGCTCTTGGGGCCAGGGCAGCAAGCGTGGTCGTGATCGACGTGCAGGAACTTCTTGCGGGCGGCGGCACCGGGCGGGGGAGCCTGGCAGATATAGCAGCCGCCCCCCTGGGCGGCGAGCATGTCGTTGTACCGGGTCAGGGTAATGCCGTAGCTCCGGAGCAGGTGCTCGTTCCGGACGTGCTCGGCATTGCTCTCGCGCCAGGCGCGGTGGTCCGAGCGGATCTTCTCTCGGTTGGCGTCCTTGTAGGCCTGGGCGCGGCGGCGGCTCTCGGGTCCGCACAGCCAGTTCTTTCCCTGCCGCTCTCCCTCTCGCTTGTGCCGGACGATATCGACGGTCTGCTTGCAGGCTCCGCACCAGGCGGTACGGGCCTCGGAATCAACCTGGGTGAGGCGGTGCCGGGCCTGGGGCTTGGCGGTGCACTTCCACTTGTCTCCGTCTCGCTTGACGACAACCTCGCCGCACCGGGAGCAAACGGCGGTTCGGTTCTCCTCGTCGATTTCGCTGAGCCCGTGGTGGGTGCCGCGTGCATGGCCCCGGATGAACTTCATGGGCTGTCCGGCGATCTGCCCTCGGGCACGAGCCGTGTGAGTGACGATGCTGGTCTTCTCCCCGCACCCGCAGTGGCACTCCCCGTAAGGGACGAGACATCCCGGCTCGCATCCACAGGTCTTCTGCTCGGTCATGAGAATGACACTAGCAGATGCGTTCTAAACACATCAAGCGGACGAATTGTTCGTTTTACAGGGAACGGTTCTAAAGCGGATCATCCGGCCGCTCTATCCATGGTCGGAGCTTTGACCAGCACAGATGGAGGGGATTAACGGCCATGATCCGTACTTATCTCAGCAACGATTATGTTAAGCGCACGATCAGGCCCCTTTACTCGTGGACGCAGGCGACCCCGAAGTCGTGCTTCCTCGACCCCGCCTGGACCCGCGCGGTGCCGATCTGGCCGGGTATGGGCTTCGTCCGCACGGGCGGCGACCTGGTGACCCTGGCGGGCGCGAACAGCACCCAGATGGGCTCCAAGACGATGACCGGCACCGCCTACACGGGGAACGCGGGCACTGGCACCCTGACGCAGAACTCCGTCCCCGTCTACGGGCTCGGGGCCTTGTACGTCGGAGGCGACGGGATCGACGAGCTGCTCTACGCGGGCATCAACGCCTTCGCGGTGTGGGTCCTCGGCCCCGACGCGGAGTTCGAGATCCTGGCTCCCGCCTTCGACGCCACCCAGACGTGGACGGACCCGTCCGACGGCTCCGGCGCGGCGCTGGTCGCCGTTTCCACTGCCGGGTCCAACCAGGGGATGCTCATCCCGGTGACGGGCGCGGGATCAGCCACAGCAACCGCCCCAGTGGCAAGACTGCTGAAGGTCAACAGCTCTACCAAGATCACCATCGGCGGCCTTACCCCGTACGCGGCAGCCCAGCTCACGGCCAACAGCAACGCAGGCCGGGACTAAGAAGGGCACTGAACATGGCCCTCTTCAACGGCGGCGAGCCAGTCGGGTACCCCGCATACCTGGTTTCCATCAACCTGGGCGGTGCCGACGTCGGCTTCTGGCTAGCTGCCGTTCCCGGCTCTCAGGACGGGTTTTCCTCCTCTGGGTCGCCGGCGCTGACTACTTACGATCCTGCCGCCGGGGAAGGCACCAACGCGCTTCTCGGCGCAACCATCAGCGACTACGCGGACGTGGTTCCGTCCCTGCTTAGCGCCGTCAAGACCTGGGCCGAGGGAGTCAATTGGGGTCCCGGCCTAGCAACCACCCATGGCGTGAAGATCACGTGCGTCACGGGCGAACAGACTACCGACGTCACCCCGAGTTAAGCCCGGAAGCACCAGGAACACGCGGGAAAGCAGGAAAGGAAACCCATGAGCGAGCTGGCGACCACTTCGGCCGGCGGGCAACTGGCGCTGGCTCCCGGCGGCGGCCTGCGCCCCCGCGTGGCAAGCAGGAAGTCCGACGACTACGTAGCGCAGATCGAGGCTCGGCGCAGCCGGAACAACGGCGTCTCCCTTACCCGGGAGGCCAAGGTCCGGAAGATGGCGCTCATCCTCAGCGACGAGATGCACGGCTTCCGCCGCCTGGGCGTGGGGATGGTCGGCCCCATCCAGCTCAAGCTCCGGTACCAGGGCATCGTCCGGAACGTGCTCGTCGAGGACCCGGTCACCCCGGGCACCCCCGTCGAGTACGACGTCTGGGACGACCTCGGCCAGGCTTACATCTTGTCCGGCACCGAGGGCGAGGTCCGGGTGACCCCGTTCGAGGGCAAGCGCATCCCCGTGCGGTTCTTCCGGATCGCCTCCCGGCCCGCCCTCCGCAAGGAAGACCTGTTCTACCTCCGGATCAACGCGGTCGAGCAGGCTCAGGACGAGACCAAGCAGGCGATCCTCAAGCAGGAGGACGCCCGGCTCCTGGTGCTGCTCCAGGCGGCGATCACCGACTACGCGACGCGCCCCGACCACGTGGTCACCCCGAACCACAACATCACCGAGGCGTCGGGCTACCTGACCCCGGGCTCGCTCTACAGCGCGGTCGCGATGACCGACCTGCACGAGCTGCCGTCGGCCCGCATCCTGATCAACCCGTTCGACTACCGGGACATGTTCCGGTGGGACATCAACCAGACCGGCTGGGCGTTCAAGGACCGGGTCGTCGCGGGCGAGACCATCACGAGCTTCGGCGAGTTCCAGATCCAGCGAAGCATCATCGTCCCGCAGGCCAAGATCTTCCTCGCGCCCGAACCGAATTTCCTCGGAGTTTTTCCGGTTCTTTACAGTCTCGACGTCGAGGAAAACCACAACGTCGAGGCGTTCTGGAAGGGCTGGGTCTTCGATGAGATGATCGCGATGTCGATCCTCAATCCGCGCGGCCTCGCCAGCATCACGAAAAGCTTATAGCTAACCAGATGGGTTAGTGAAAAAAGCTAAGAGAGCCCCTACAGTGGTTGGTGCCAACCGATCACTGAAGGGGCTCTCGTCATGCAGGGTAATCGATACGACAACAACAGCAGGAAGCAGCAGCTCGCCTGCCAGATGTACCGCGACGGAGCAACGCTCGACGCCATCGTCAAGGGCATCCACCTGGACTGGTACAGGCTAAGGGTCGCCCTAGACCGGGAGGGTCTGCTGGCCTACCCGGACGAAGACAAGCCAGCCGACCGATGCCCGTGCGGCAAGAAGACCGGCGTCAAGGGCCAGAAGTACTGCTCGTGGGAGCACCGCGTCGAATACGGATCGTTCCGGGCGAAGGACCCAGCGAACTACATCACCTTCGACTGCCTAAATTGTGGCAAGGAAGTCACTCGCCTTAAGAAGTACAGCAACCACCAGAAGTACTGCTCGAACGAGTGCTCAGCCAAGCACAACCGGACCAAGCAGCACATCGTCGTCGAGGACGCCGTAGTGCTCGACTCCCCGTACGAGGCGTTCTTCTACGGCCTGATGCGGCTGTGGAAGATCCCGGTAGAGCGGGCCGACCGCACGCTGGCCGTGGCCGTCGGAGACAACGGCTGGTACTGCCCGGACTTCTACCTCCCGGACATGGACGCCTGGGTGGAGACCAAGGGCGTCGCCGGCCCTGAAGACCCTCCCCGGTGGGCGGCCTGGCGCGAGGGAGGCCGGAGGCTCGCCCTGCTCGGCCGCGAAGACCTGAAGTTCCTCGGCCTGCGGGCGAATGAGGGCGATCTGAGGCGTCAGCTTGACTTCATGGCCACCAGCGAGAGCTGGACCCTGGCCAGCATCACCAAGTCCTGACCTGCTTCTCCTGCTCTGGCCCCCGGCTCCGGCCGGGGGCTTTTGCATTACAGCTTTTCTTGATAAGCTGCTGTCATGACAGATGAAGAGGTTCTCCGCCTCGTGGCGGAGGACAGCAGCAGCGACTTCAGCGAGGACGTCGGCGAGCGCGGCGGCTACTACCACTACCAGGCCGACGGAAGCACCCTGACCGTGACGGTCCAGGAGGTCACGGCCGATGACAGCCTGAAGACCACGGTCCGGTCCTGGCGGCTGGTCCCGCTGGCGGAAGCGGACCAGGGCTGATGAACGAACTGATCGAGGCGCTGACCATCATGCGCAAGTACGCCAACCCGGAGCAGCCCACCAACTGCACGCACGACCTGCTCCAGGTCTGCGTAGACCCCGGGCTCGTCTCCCCGGCCGACCTGGCCCGGCTGGAAGGGCTGCACTTCTACCCGGACAGCGACGGCATGGGCTTCTACTCCACCTGGTTCGGGAGCTGCTGACCGTGCCCGAGACAACCGAGCCGCGCCGCTGGCTGTACGGGCTGACCGCCGACGAGTGGCTGCACCTGGCCAGCGAGGGCCAGGAGTCGGAGGTCCCGCCGTGCTGCGGCAACCTGGGCGCGCTGCGTGACCTGCTGCGGGCGCTGCTGGCGTTCCAGTCGCCTGACGACACCGGGTGGCAGCACTCTCTCGGCCGGGAAATCCTGAAAGCGGTTGAAGCGGACGGGGACGGTCACGGCCTGGGCAGCGCGGCGGATTTCCCGCTGCTGCACCGGGTACTGGACGGCATCAGAGAAGAGGTCTCGTCATGACACCCGGGGAAGCAGAGGAGCTGGCCGCCCTGATCACTCGCTGGGCCGCCGGGGGCGTGGCCCTGGAGCTGGCGTGCGGCCAGGACGTGTTCGGCGAGATCCAGGAGTTCGAGCTGCCGGACAGCCCGGAGATCGACATCCTGGTGCCAGCCCACTACGAGTCCGGCCAGTGGAAGCTGGTGCGGCACGACGCGTGCGACGTCATCGGCGGCGAGACTATCGACCAGGCCGTCATCGTCACGCACCGGGACTGCACCGTCCTCGCGCAGAACGGGTGAGGGCCGTGCGGACCCGCGTTACCTTCTTCGAGCGGGACCCGGCCCCGTACATGACCCGGGAAGAGGTGATCGCCTGGCTGCTCGGCAGCATCGGGCCGACCACCTTCACCTGGGGGATGTCGGCCGCCTGGGCGATCAGCTACGTGGTGGACAGCATGAAGGACGGCGACGAGATGCCCGTCGACACGAGCGCCGGGAACTACCTTCTGACGATGACCGCCTCGGGGCACTGGTGGCACCGGGTGCGGACTTATCACGTAAGGGAGCGGCGATGACGTACGACGTGCAGGCCAGGGGCGGCGAGTGGGCGGCCACCGAGGTGGACAAGTGGGCCGACGGCGAGGACATCGGCTACACCTGCCTGTTCAGCAAGGACGGCGCCGCCCTTGAGTGCTTTGTCTACCTCCAGGCGCAGGGCCGCTGGGCCATGCAGCGGGTGGCCCTGCCGGTCGACGAGGCCAAGGTCCGGGCGGGCACCCGGCGCGCCATGGAAAAGCTGGGCCGGCTGATCACCGATGAGTGATAACGGCCGCCAGGGAAGCACCGGGCACCAGCTCCGGGTGATCCATTCGCTACTACAGCTTTTCTTGATAACCTGGGTGACGTGGATACTAAACCGGACCTGAAGCGCGCCGTCGCCGAGGCAGGCAACTACCTCGGCTGCTACCCCGGACTGCCGGCGGCCGTTGACGTCTGCCAGCTCGCCGACGTCTACCGCGCTCCCCTTACCCTCGGCACGATTCACGCGCTGTGGGACCTGGCGAACGATATCCTCGCCATGTGCGGCGAGTACACCCCGGAGGAGCTGGCGAGGGCGGCACGGCGGTGACCGCCCAAACCCGTCCGACCTGTAGGTTACAGGTTTTCCTGACAACCTAGAATGTCAGACCCTGGCGCTATGGTTTAACTATGCGAGTTCCCCAGCAGGCCGGCCACTCGGCCAACTACATCAACCACATCTTCATCGTCGGGGACATGTCGCCCTCGATGGGGAAGCACAAGGCCGCGTTCATCAGGGTCTTCGACAACTTCGTCGCCCACCTCGCCGTCCGGTCCAAGGAGATGGACCAGGAGACGAGGATCTCCGCCTACCTCTTCGCCGAGGCCGGCTCCGAGCAGTGCGTCATCTGGGACAAGGACGTGCTGCGCATGCCGTCCATCGCCCGGTTCTACGCCCCGCAGTATTACGGCAGGACCGCCCTGATCGACGCCACCATGCTGGCGATCGAGGACGTCAACAGCGAGGTCTCCCAGAAGTACGGCGACCACGCCGTCATGGTCGTCGATATCACCGACGGACTGGAGAACGACAGCCTTCGGCACCGGGCGCCGGACCTGCGCCGCGCCATCACCGGGGCTCCGGTGAACCAGACGTTCGCCTGCTTCGTGCCCGACCAGCACGGCGTGTTCGAGGCCAAGGGCCACGGCTTCCCGGCCGAGAACATCTCGGTCTGGGACACGACCTCCGCCCAGGGCGTGGAGCGCATGGGCGAGGTCCTGCGGGACGCCTCCGACGTCTTCATGGAGGGCCGCCAGCAGGGCATCCGGGGCTTCAACGCCAAGTCCGGGCACGCCGGGGGGCTGTTCAAGGTCCGCGACTTCACCGCCGCCGAGGTCACCTCCGCCCTGGAGCCCCTCGCGCCGGACACCTACGTGGTCCTGCACGTCACGGAGAAGACCCCGATCCGCGAGTTCGTCGAAGCGGCGGGGATGACCTACGTGGCGAAGGACGGGAACGCCTTCTACCAGCTCACCGAGAAGGTGAAGGTCCAGTCCTACAAGGAGGTCATCGTCGAGCAGGGAAGGTGCTTCTACACGGGCGACGCCGCCCGGCAGGTGCTCGGCCTCCCCGACTACGAGGTGACCGTCCAGCCGGCCCGCAAGCCGGGCTGCACGATCTTCTTCCAGAGCACGTCGGTCAACCGTAACCTCTTTCCGGGTACCCGCCTCCTGGTGATGCGGTAGCTTCCACGTGTGCCAGACGAGACCCCGGCCGGGTACCGGCCCGCAGGAACCGTGACCGTGACGCTCCGGTTCGCCAGCGGGCCGCACTCGGTGCGGGGTCCCCTGCTCCAGCACGAGGCGTGCGGCGGCCTGGTGGCCCTGTCGGGAATCGGCGAGCACGAGTGCCCGGAAGCAGCAGAGGAGGGAAGATGATCGGACCAGACAGCGACGCCACGGTCCTCGCGGCCCTGCGCGCGGAGGGACCCTGCACGGTGACCGTCAAGCAGCTCGCCGCCAGGGCCGGCATCCCCCGGATCACCGTGCGCACGGCGGTCGCCGCCCTCGCGATGGAGGGCCTGGTCTGCGTGATCGCCAACTACGACGAGAGCGCCTACTCGGTCCGGCACATCCACGCCGCCCCGGGTGCCTGCGAGCACTCGCTCGGCTGCACGATCTGCGAGGAGCCTACCCCGTAGCCCCGCGCAGCCGGTTGAACGCCATGACCAGCAGCAGCACCCGGCAGTCGATGCTCCTGGTGTCCATGCTGTAGCCGTGCGGCACCCCGGCCATGTCGAGCAGGTGGTGGACGTTCTTCGCCTCGTAGAACATCTCGGCGGAGTAGTGGGTGTCCGGGTCGGGCGGCTGCCAGGAGTTGTTCACCAGCGGGTGGTCCCGGTCGGCCAGGTCCTTCAGGACCGACCAGTCCACCTCGTCGCGCCCCGGGAACGGATCGTCGCTCACACTTACCTGTGACGTCGCACCGCGCGCCCTTGTCCGGCCCCGGACGCAAGAAACCCCGGCGGGGCCTGGCCGCCGGGGTCCTCGCGGAATGCGGGTTCCTATCCCAGAAGATAGTCCATCAGCAGCGCGCCCTCGTCGAGACGGCCGTTTGGGACCTCCATCCGGTTGGCCGCCTCGCGGGCGACCTTGAAGGCGTCGCGGAGCGCAGAGACGCGGCGCTCCAGTTCGCGCTTGCGGCCCGGGGTGAGGGCGGCGGTGTACTTGACCGTCGTCCAGCGCCCTTCCGGCACCGTGTCCTCGATCACCGCCACCTGGGCGGGGTGCTTGTCGGTGGGGGCGTGCAGCACCAGGGGGACCTTCTTGACGCTGTTGCGCACGGTGAAGGTCTCGGCGGTCTTCCGCAGCCCGTCGGTGTGCGGGAGCCACTCCTCGGTCGGGTCCTCCACCGGGAGCGCCGCGATGAACGTGCCGAGGTCGGCGAGCGCCTTCTCCATGTGCAGCAGGTGGGTCGCCGGGACCTGGGGCAGGAGGAGCTGGCCGTCCACGGTGACGTCGGCCTTCGCCTCGCAGTTCGCGGTGTCCTTGAGGTGCGCCAGGTTGACGGCGGTGCCCATCTCGCGCAGGAAGGTGACGAGGAGGTCCTCGGCGCGGAGCTGGATGTTGCTGCCCTCCGCCGGGAGCCGCCTGATCCCGGTCCGCGCCTCCTCGTCGGTCTCGGAGAACGGCGCGTACGTCTTGTCGAAGCCGTTGAAGAGCGGGGCCTTCTGGGCGCTCTTGTGGATCGCTCCGAGTCGCTTGTTGGCGTCGGCGCGGGCGGCCGACTCCAGGGCGATGACCTGGCCGAGGGTCTGCGGCATCTTTCCTCCGGGGTAAAGGCGGCCCGGCGCACCTTTGCCATGTACGCCGGGCCTGTGACTTTTACAGAGTCGCTCATGTATGAGATGAGTCTCCGACGCCAGGTACGGAACGCGGCGGCGGTTGGGCACCCGTCAGCTTTCACAAGAGGTGCCTTGTCCGTTAGGCCACGGGAGCACGGGGCGCTCCCGGCAGGAATCGAACCTGCATTTCCCCGCGTGGGTCAGGTGCCAGGTCGATCCGCGAGCGCTGGCGCGAGCTTGAGCTTTGAGCGTCGCAGCTTGATCCTGATGCCCTTGCGAGTGCTCTGCACTGAGCTAGGGCGGCCCGTTGTGCCGCCCCCTGGACTTGAACCAGGCACCTCTCACTGATGCGGGCGTGTCAGCCTCAGTCTGAACCTCAGCTTTCGCTCGGGACATACGGTACCAGACAGGATCACAGTGCCGCTTTATGATTGGAACATGCAGCGAAAAATGCAGAGAGATGAAGCGCGCAAGGTGCTCACCAGCGCCCTGTGGCTGGCCAAGGAGCGCGTCGTCGGCGAACTCAACGAGAAGGAGATCACCCGCGAGCGCCTGGCGGACCTGAGCGTCCGCATGGGCACCGGGATGGACAACCCGCCGTCGGCCGCCGACCTCGCCGAGGCCCTCGGGGACCCCGACGACGGGGAGATCCGCGAGGCGATCCGGGTGTGGTCGCAGGAGGATGCCCCGTCCGTC